TAATATAAAATATCTGGGGAGATTCCAGAGTGGCTAAATGGGACTGACTGTAACTCAGTTGCTTCGGCTTCGTAGGTTCGAATCCTGCTCTCCCCACATTTTATATTAAAAAAAAGTCTTGCATTTTTAAAGGGTTTTCCTTAAGTTTGCACAGCGTTTACCAATAGTTTTGGAAACAAAATTGCGGAAGTAGCTCAGTTGGTAGAGCGTCAGCCTTCCAAGCTGAATGTCGCGAGTTCGACCCTCGTCTTCCGCTCAAAAAAAATCATACTCTATAGTGTGATTTTTTTGTTTAGGCCGACTTAGCTCAGCGGTAGAGTGCTTCCTTGGTAAGGAAGAGGTCACGGGTTCAAGTCCCGTAGTTGGCTCAGATGAAACACATTGATAATCAATGTGTTTTTTGTTTTTCAACGAGTTTTTTATTTGATATTTTATTCGTGATTTTCTTGTAAATATTTACAAAATATTTACAAAATCGTATTTTTGTTCAGACATTTTCCAGACATGAAAGTAAATATTACGCTTGATCAGAGTAAATTGAGACAAAACGGTCACCCGATCGTTATTAATATTTTCGTCACTAAGTCTGATAGATGCTATCCTGCAATAAAATTATATTCTTTCGCCGAGCACTGGGATTTCGAACGTGAAGAACCTAAAAAATCTCATCCGCAGTATTTTTTAGTTTATGATAAGGTTTCAGATTTTAAAATTAAGATACATAAACTTCAAAAATCAAATTTAAAACGATCCTCAAATCAGATTAAAAATTATTTATTCGGAAATGATGGCGATATCTATGCATTCTGGCAGCAAAGAATAGCTGAAGAGAAAAAGAAACTCGAAAACAAGAATAAAGCAATAAAAACGACTGGCAATGCTGGTGTTTATGAAGCGGCTTTGAATGTTTGGAAAAATTATAAATCAATTCTGTCCTATGATGAGATAACCTATGATTTTTTAACAAAATTTAAAATAGAAAAATCATCAAGCTGTAAGGCAAGTGGAATTAATTCATATCTCAAAACTATCCGAGCAATCTATAATGAAGCTATAAGAAGGGGAATGTACACCAATGAGGGCAATTATCCTTTCAATAAAATAATGGAGAAGGAAATGCCTACTAAAGATAAGTATCTGACCATTTCAGAAATGCAAATACTTGTAAAAAATCCGGTCAATCATGTTTATTATAAGTACTTTCTCTTATGCTTTTATTTAGGTGGTCTCGACTTTATTGATATTGCAAGTCTTAAAAAATCAGATATCAAATTTGGTCGAGTTAAAAAAGTTCGGGAAAAAGGAAATACAAGAGAAGTTATTAACAATAGGATATTTCCAGAGGCTCAGAAAATAATAGATTTTTTTCATGATGAAGAATCAGAATATATTCTTCCTATTTACAAGTATAATTATGCTGATTATCGTAAGAATTATGTAGCACGTATGAAGCCGATATTTTCGAAGATCAAAATTTTCACTCATGTGGACTCGAAATCGCCCCGATATTCGTTCATTCATATTGGAAGTATGGAATTATATCAGAACAGAGATATTATTAAAGAATTGGTAGGGCATGCACAGCGTGACACACTGTCAATATATGAAGGTAAATTTCCTGTAAAAATCAAAGATGAAGTTCACAGGAAGATAATTGATGCTGTTATAGATGCAAAAGTTTTAGAATTACCAATATATTCTGAATATACAGATTTAGCCTAAGAGATAGTTTCTGTAGTAAATTCGACTTGATAATAATCTTTACTGATTTTGTTTTTACTCCAGTTTTTTATGATGTGAATATTATTGTAGGCGTAAATATAATTTTTGATGTTAAACAAAGCCATGTGCCATATCTTTATTGTTGCGGACCATTGAAACTCCTGCCCGTTTAACCGCATTTGAAGCCATCTTTTCCAATGCGTTTCAAAAAGATCAGGGAAATCACAGTCTGAAACAGAATTAGCGTTATTTTGCCCGTCTTTTATTCCATCATAATCAACCAAAGCTAGTGTACTTGAAGAATCTTTCATCATCATTGCTGTATTATATCCGTTTTCTTTCGGAAGCTTTACCGGCATCACATAACCGTTGATTTCAATAACGTTAGTTTCTTCATTTTCGGCACCATTAATTTTTACCCCTGAAGAATCAAAAAAAAGAGAGTCTTTTTTTGCATCATTATCAAGTTCGTCAAATTTTAGCAGCCATGATTTTTTATTTAAAAATGTTCTTTTAGGATACTTTGTCTCATAATAAGTAAAATCTTTCACATCTGAAATTTCTTCAGTGTTTATTTTATTCATTATCGCAATATTGTCAACAATGTCTAAATCGTAATTCAGCCAGTTTTTGAGAATACTAAAATATTCGCCAAAAGTCATATCCGGAACTGCTTTTTTAAGGTCTATTTTGTTGGCATTCTTCACTAAAGAGTTATCAAAATCCTGAGCTTCAGATTCAACAGTAATAATTGAATTTGATTTCAATTCATATTTAATAACCTCATAAGCTTCATTTATTCCAAGAACTGCGCCTTCCACATGAAAAGAAATATTTGCAAAATTTACATTGATACTGGTTTGAAAAGTTTTGGTAACATCTGAAAATTGACTGTAATATTCTTCATGGGAATAGATATCATTTCCATTGATTCTAACTTTGAATTTTAAAGTCCAATCTGCCTGAACTTTTGCTCGGAAAGTTACGCTTACAAACACCAAATCCTGAAAATTCAACTGTTCTTCTTTTCCATATGTGAAAATTAAGATATTGCCGTATTTAATATGATCTTTCCATTCCGATTTTATAGATTCATTGGAAAGCACTCTGACTTCATTTGAAAACTGGTTGACTTTTCCAAAATATTCTGTTCCGGAGAAAATCCATTTTTTTTGCAAAACAGGATCTGTAAGAACATCACCCTTTAACTCTAAACCGGCATCTTGAAAACCAGTAATTAAAATATAAATTGGATGTGGGGTAGGATGAATAATATTTAAATTGAAAATATTACCACTTCCATCAACATAATTCCTACGCATTTCTGTGCCATCAGTTTTCAGATCGTTGTAGTAGCCATCAAATGAACTCCAAATCTGTTGATCCGAAGAATATTTTTTAGTGTATATTCTCGGAAAATTAAAATTAGTCTGTGGCCATGTTTTTCCTGCAATTTCTTTTGCGTAAATGTGTATATCAGAAACTTCAAAACTTTCTAAAGGTAGTTCAGATAATTTTTTATCAAAATTTGGTAATTCTTCAAAGCCAAAATCTATTTGATTAGTGAGCTTATTGCCTTGAATTGATTGAATAAATCTTTCAGCATCGTGTAATTTGTTTTCAAACTGAAATTTTCCGACGATCTTATTTTTCAAATTATTGCTTTCATTGCTTAGGTAATCACCATACATCGCTATGAAATCAGCAGAAGCAACACTTTCAAACGGTAATGTAAATTTGGTAAACATGCTGTCTGCAACTTTCGAATTGCTTTCTTCTACGCTGATCGGAATATTTGTCAAATCTTCCGATCCAAGTTCAGATATAAATTTTGTTTCCATAATTATTTCAAAACAATTAAAAATTCAATATCAAAAATTACCAGGTTACTTTCAGAATTTTGCGAAGTCATTTTACCAGGTATCGCAAAGCCTTCGTAAACATCATTTCCAATCTTTATGAATGATAATGGACTTTTGCATAGTTCTTCAATCATTGTTGATTCTTCTTTAAATAGATATCCGGTTTGCAAAACTGCTTTTTTAATCACACTACTGTCGTATTTTTCACTAAAACCTTCCGCATCTTCATAATTATGAGTGTAATCTTCATTAAATTGAAAAAAACCATTAAATACAACCAATTCAGGAACTAAATTCTGATTGATAAACTGTACAAAAATCTGATTATGACCTTTTGGAATTCTGAGAAAATCGATCCCTAAAATTTGCTTATAATCTCCAAAAATCATCAAGTTTTCTCGATCTTCAAAAAAAACAGAATTAATTTCATTAATTGAAAAAGGGTTGTTTGCTACTGTTTTTCCAACAATATCTGAAGGCTGAATTTCAGAAGTTAAATAGCTAAATATATGTCCTGTATCACTGTATATGCGTTTTTGCTGTAAATTGCTGAAGATTGGAAACATTTTTGGTTTTTTCCCCGGAAATAGTTTAATATTCGAAATTGTCTTTGTGAAAACTACATCATAATTAGCATCCAGTTCTTCAATTGTAACGTTAACATTGGCAGGTTTGTAGATGAAAATATTATTAAATTCAACACCCGGATTGTCGAAAATTGGCTTAGAAAAAATAGGAAAATGGTGGTGAACTTTTTTTCCTATATCTGTAATTGCCTGATCGTTATAATATGCAATTTGGTAAACGGGTTCTACATGTACATTTCCTTCCGGTGATTCAATTTGTATCGAAAGCTTTATTCTTACACGTTTTGCAGTATCAGAAATTCTTTTTATTGACATTCTAAAAGCATCAAGACAAAAATTATTGTCGTTAATCGGGAAATCAATAAAATCAATGTTATCAACTGTTACGGGAATTTTTTTAATCTTACCAGCAAACAACACATCAATATCACCGCTGTATTTTTGTGCTGCCAATACTGCTGAGTTTTCGGTGCTTATTGTCAAATCTATTGAGGTATTTCCGGAAGTGGGAGATACATTAATAAATGCGGGAGCATTTACATTAAAATCGACATTACCAGGATTTATTAATTTTAAGACAGAAGATTTTGTTTCTGATAAATGACGATATTGCGTAAAACTCACGATGGATAAGTCCGTAGTAATGTCATTGGTATTAACAACGTTAAGAGTGACCGTAAAAGAAGTTGCAATATTTCCATTGCTATCTTTTAATCTGCAGGTTACTACTTTAGTACCGGAGATAGGAAGTTCAGTATTAGATGAAAATGGATGCGCCGGATCATTTTCTAAACTAAAATTATCAACTGTTGTTTTTTCTAAAAACAATGTACCGATCGTTTCAAAACTAAGTGTTTCAGAACCAGAATTATTAAGAATGTTTACATTTAAATCACCGGATAACGTATTGGTTATTCTATTATAAACAACAATATAATTACTCTTTTCAGTTTTAATTTTCTGAATAAGAGTTATTTTAGTTAGATTAATTGTATGAAGGGGACCAAATTCATTTTCATCTTTAAAATAGATTTTTGCAACATATTGATTCCCCGGAAGCTGGTCTGCATCTACAAAAATTTGAGCAGTTGCATTATTCCCTGAAATGCCTGAAATTGATACCGAGACCCAATCTACAGAGGTATTGATATACTGAACATCAACAAAAATAGGAGTTGAATTTTGAGCATTGATTTTTACACTTTGCACTTGAACAAAACCCGAACCTTCTGTATAGTTTACATCCTGTGACGTAGGTGATATTGAATAAATCATATTTTATCGCTTGTTTTTATTTTCTAAAATTTCTCTGTTTTTCACCATTCTTCGCATTTTTTTCTCATTGATAGGGTTTTCAACAATGAAAGCTTCTAAACCGCCATCGTCGTCTATTTTTTGCAAAAGATTAAGGAGCTTAGTAACTATGGTGTAAAATGCTGTGGAGTTTTCTGAAGACTGTTGAGAATTCGGAGCGACACCGCCCGTCGTATTACCCTCTGGATATCCACCTTCAGCTAAACTTGTTACTTTATTCGCCCTCATAAATTCTAAGCGGTTAATATCTTTTGAAATTACCGGGTGTTCGGTCATCCACCGTGGGGCGACCCATTCTTTACGGTGAAGTTTTACATTGGCAAAAGGTCTTTCTCCGGTATCATCTGCAGGAAGATTACTATCGCCTGTGAAACCTTCGTAGAATCCTCCTTTTGCATAAGATTGAAGCTCAGGAAGTGGTTGTGCAGCGATAGTTGCAACTTGTGCGGCACCTAAAAGTCCTACTATTATAGACATAGCAATACCTGCGGGACCTCCAATCGCTAATGAGTTCGCTACTCCCATTGCTACACCTCCGATTGCAGAAAATAGCTTAGACATTTTATCAGCTTTAGCCTGTTTATACTCAATTTCTGCCTGTTTATTAGCTAATTCTACATTTAAAAGCTCAGTTTGTTTTGTGTAATTTTCCTGAGAAACTAATCCTAATGCAAGTTTTTTATCTAGTTCAGTTTTCTTAGCATCTTGAATTTTTGTGAAATTTCTTAGCTCTCTTTCGCCTAAAGCTCGCTGTAAATCGCCATACATCGTAGCCGCATTTCCCATTGCCTGCATAAGCATTGCTGCAGCTTTTACTTTTTCACTTAATGTATCTAAATTATTAAAAGTATCTTCCCATTGTTTAAAGGAAAATCCAAGAATGTCTATGCCTCCTTTTACTTCATCAACAGATTCTTTCTTTTTTGATCTATCAGATTCAGATCCTCCTTGAATACTTGCGCGTAGTTCAACAATTCTTTTTCTAAGAGTTTCAATATATTCTTCCAGCTTTTCTTTTTCGGGACCAGAAGACATGATTTTTATTGATTCATCTAATAGAGAAAGTTGCTCGGTTAGTGCCTTTTCTGTTTCCAATAGCATTGCTCTATTGGCTTCTTCTCGAAGTATAGCTTTTGCTTTCTCTAAGGTGTCAATCTGAATAAATTCCTGACGAGTAAGCTTTAATAATGACGATTGTTGAATTTTTTGTTTTGCTTCTTCTAAAGAAGTTATTTTCTGGATTTCCTCTTCTTTTAATAAGGCTGAATATTCACTTCTTTTCTGTTGATTTTTAACAAGTTCATCAAAATCTTTTACATTCCACTTTTCACGAATCCTTTTTAAATTATACTCGTGAGTTTCTGCTAATTGTTTTTCTATTTTATTATTAGCACTTATGATAGAGCGTCTTTGTAAATTAGTTTTTTGAAGCTCATCAATCGCTAATTGAATGTATTTTGCGGCTTGTGGGGATTTTGTTTCTGATTTATCACGTTGTAGCTTTTCAATCTCCGTTTTCGTTTTAATTATTTCATTTTCATAAGATTGATTTTCTTTTTTTAGAGTGTCTAATTTTTTCTCAAACTCAGCTTTTTCTAATTGCTCGTCTTTAATTCGTGAATCTTCAACAATTTTTAACTTCTCTTCCTCAAATGCTCGTTGAAGCTCTAGTAATTTATTATCAGAAGTCGACTTTGCCTCTAAACTTTTATTGTATAAATCTTTAGATTTTTCAAGATCGTTTTTAGCTTTTTCTGCATCTTTCTGAGCCTGCTTAGCTCGTTTTTCTTTGTCTTTATCAGCGTCAAAATCTGCATCTAAAGAAACTTTTTTATTCTTTTCATCGTCAAAAACATCAGAGTAATTTTTTTCAATCAATTTATTAACATCATCTATGTCTTTTTGAAAACTATTAATTTTAATTCTTGAGGCTGATATTAAAACATCAATAGCTCTATTTCTGTTATTCAAAACATTTTTCTCAGTTTCAGAAAGCTTTTTAATGTCTTTGTCTACAATCCAAGTTTTACCAGGAAATGTACCCGTCATTTTATAAAGATTTTCTTCTTTTTCGGCCTGCAGGGTAGATATTACAGTTTCCTCTCTAATTAATACAGATTGCTTTTCAGATGTTAGAGACTCCAAAGCACGTTTTTTAGCAAGATTTGTAATTCTGTTGATTAACTTCCCGTATGCATCACTTAATTTTAAAGTAGCAAAGTATTCTTTATCAACTGTACCTCTAAATTCAGGGGCTATTTTCACTAATTGCTCATACGCATTTTTACGTTGCTGTAGCGTTTTATTTTGGTCATTAAGAACCTTCACTAACGGATCGATCTTACGCTTCAGTTCTTCTACATCTTGCATTACCTGTTTATTCATTCCTTTTTGAATCTCCATAGACAACCTCTGTTCCCGACTCAAAACTGCTATTTCCTCCCTTGCTTCTTTTACTTTATTTTTGAAAATTACAAATGCAACGACTGCCGCTGTTAATAGAGATAGCAAAAAACCTAAAGGATTTAGCTTCGTTGTCATATTGAAAGCACGCATTGCTACGGTAGCTCTTACAATATTTCCAGTGAGTAATGCTTTTGCCGCAGAGTACAATAAAGTAGATGCTCTAGCAACCGTTTCACCGATTACTTTAGCTTTTTGTACTGCATTGTAAATGACAGTTTGCTGCCAGGCTCCTCTGGTGAGCAGTGTGGTAAGAATAATACCGGCTCTGTAACTTGCTAAAACTGCAATTACCGCCTGAATTGTCATTTTCAGGTCTGATAACCTTCGCGACATTTTTATATATTCAGCAGAGGGGTCTTCGTTTTCTAAATTAAAAATAATTGAGATTATATCGGCGAGAGCTATTTTTACTTTAGAATAAGCAAGACTTAATTGAGAAGCAGTACCTGTGAGATTTACCCAGATATTATTCAATCTCTCATTCGCTTCAAATTCAGCTTTTTTTGCAACGGCTGTTTCACTAGTATTCGCAACCATCGTATCAAGGTTGGTGTTGATATCTTTCAACTGGGACAAATATTGATATCCTGCGTCTTCACCGGGACCTCCGAAAATATCAGCAATCGCAGTACCTGTTATTCGACTGTCTGCTCCTATATCTGCAATTTTACCTGACACAACTTGTAAAACATCAAAATATGACATTGTACCAGCAGCAATCTTTTTATAAGTTCCGTCTACGTCTATGCCCAAAGCACGCATTGCGTCTTTCGTTCCTTTCGTTCCTTCACGCACACGCAGCATTCCCTCCTTGATGACATCGATTCCTTTATCATCATAAATACCCATTTTTTCAGTCTGCGAAATAATCGCTATCATTTGTTCCGCAGACACTTTAGCATCTTTCATCATTGGCGCATACTCTTTGATCTGCGCAAGCATTTCTCCTGAAGCATCAGCTCCGGAATCGAAACCATCAACAATTAATTTCAAAGATTTTTCGGTATCGCCTGTCAAGACATTCATGCCTTTTAGGGCACTTTGAATATCTTCTGCTGATTTCTCATAAGTATCTACAATTGCCTGAACGGAAGCTGTAGCTTTATTGAGATCAGTGCCTTTAAGGTCTGAATCGAGTGTAGACAAAGCAGATTTTATTTTTACAAGATCTTCCACTCTTTTCGCAAGTTGCTGACCCCATTCCATTGCTTTTGAAGTTGCGTTTTCAAAGAAATTAGCAGCAACATTTCCTGCGAAAATTTGGAAGAGAGATTCTGTGTCACGCCGGGTCCCGTTGATTTCGTCTCGTACTTCGTGAAACCTCTCACGAACAGTTCGAAGTTGTTGTGATGTTCTGATATATTCTTCCGATCCGACCGTCATTCCACGAAGTTCACGCTGAAGTCTGCTTACTTCTGCGCCGATACCTCGATAAGAATTGGTAATTTCACGGTCATTGATTCTGATAACGACATTCGATTGGACACTTCTTCCAGCCATTGATAAAAATTTTACCAAAAGTGGAATAGTTCAGTTGCTCAAAAAAGGACAACAGATTTATTGGAAATTTGAAATAGAAACAGCCATGTTTTGCGCAATTTCTTCACCTCTGGATTCGGCTATTTTTTCGGAAACAAAATTGAGAACTCCCGACCTTCTGATCACTTCATCCAAGAAAGGTTTGGGATTTTGTTTCATCATATGATTTCGAAAATGATAAGTTGTACCATTTAACGATCTGCTTCCTGCGCTTCTCGAAATATCAACACCGTAATGACGTATGTAGCCATGTTTTGACATTTTTAAAGAAATTGCACGTAGATAGGTGTTTCTGTTTCCGTTTCGAACTAAACCATAATTTTTAAACCGAGGGACTGCACTTGCATCTTTAAGCGATTTATCTCTTGGTGTACCGTTATAGTGATTAGCAAAACCTCTCGTTTTACCACGCAATGCGGCCGTTAATCTACCGGAGGCCTGAATCCCGATTTGTTTGTCATTGAAATTTTGCGACATAATTTAATCTTTTTCGAAAACGATCCATTTGAAAATTTGTCCTACAGCTATAAGATCTATTTCTTCCTTAATACCTTCTTTTAAATTTTCTTCTACAATTACTTTTTCTTCATAGATGATCGCTTTTTCCTGCTCATAACCTAGTTCTTTCATAAGCTCGTACACATCATGCTCTGAAGTAGGAAGCAATGGCATTATACCGCGGAAAAGAAAATCTATCTCGGTAGTTGACATGTTTTTTTTTAGTTCTATTTCTCCTGTTGGCGAATAGTAGCGTTCAAAAACTGCGATCATCTCTTCTTTATAATCAATCATTGTGGAAAATAGTTAGACAAATGTTAGACATCGATGGACATTTACAGACAAAAATAAAAACCCCGACATCCTAATAAAAGGACAGCGGGGCATCAATTTAAAAAAGTTAGTTAGTTATTTTGAGGCTGGAAGATACGCATCTATATCGGCGTGTGTAAAAAGAAACTTGCCAAAATCTTCGTGATTGGTGCACATTTCTGCAATTCTTATCACATCATCCAAAATATCGCTTACAAATAATTGATCATCGTCGTCTATGGGATCACCAATGCGAATTTGTCTCTTTACCGCCATTACTCTGTCGATGAAGTTTTTGTTTTCTTTCACTCTGTCCTGCATAAATGATAATAGAATGCAGATTTTATATCCGTAAGTATCCATTAATCTAGGCATGACAATTATATTTTTCGTTAAAATGAATGTGCATGTTGGTGAAAGCAAGTTCAAGCGTTGCACCAAATCCTTGCGCAAATCTTCCTGTTTCTTGAGAATTGTATTTCACATGAAAAACTCCGGCAAAAGTTCTGCAGAAAATATCTGTTTTTTGTTTTACACTGAGATTAGCATTTGACGGAAGTACCGGAACAAAATTTCTATTTAATAATCTTCTTCTTCGGTTGCCTAAAAACTTACTTTGACTTTGGTTTTTGGCTGTTTTTGTTGTGGTTTTTCGCATTTTATATTTATTTAAAAGTTTCCTCTTAAAGCACAAAAAAGGTCTTGACTTTCTTGGCGTTTCGCGAAAAACCACAATTCCGAGGAAATGTATTGCCAATTAATCAAGACCAAAGTCTTTATTTAATTTTCGTTAAAGTTGTCTGGATGTTTTGAGACTTTCCTCTGTCTGTGGTTTTTCGCTATAGCAAATGTACAGAAAAAAAATAATCTTGCAATATTTTGCAAGATTATTTTTTCACCAATCTTCTTTTGTTGCTAATTTTTTATCCATTTCAAGCTTAAGCAGTAATATTATTGGTTCTATATGGGTCTTAACCTTGTCTCTTAATTCATTTGTAACTTTTATTTTATAATTAAGTGGGCCTCCTGCAAAAGCCCCTTTCATTGTTGATAAAAACTCTTCATTTGTAATTGTTCCCAAATCATAACAATCTCCTTTGTGATAAAAGTCCTTAAAATTATATTTATATCTTCCTTTTTTTATAGCAATTTGCATTTCAAAAGTAATATAACCTTTTCTACAAGCAGACCCAAATCCAATTTTACTTATATAAGGAATATTTCCTCTTGCTATCAATATGTTATTTTCTGTATCATCCAGAATAATTACTTCTTTTGGATTTTTAAATACTTGTGTAAACCAAATTTTAGCATTTGCATATAGTTGTTTTTCACTTTTAGAACTATCGGAAACCTTTATAACTTCTTCATATTTTAAAGGTTCTATTTCCTGAGATTTAAAAACAAGCGCAAAAAAAACAGCGCATAGAAATAAAAGTTTTTTCATGGTATAATTTTTCCGCAAATATATCGAAAAATAGGAAATGAAATTTATGGGATACCGTAAAAGAAAAACCTCCCGATTTGGGAGGTTTTAAATATTGTTAATAATTGTTTGTCTATTTTAAGACTAGATACCATCGTAGTCTCTTTTAATTGTATTTGCCATATCGATTGTATTTAAATTGGTTTTTGATTTATTTTTTTCACTATTTTGATTCGTCAAATATATACAAAATTCTAAGACTTTTCATCATTAATCCATTTTATTGCAAGCTTTTCAAAATTTACCCACACTTTTGATGCTTCCTCTTGTCTATAATTTATATAATGTTGAAAAGTTAAATAATATCGTCCAAATAGCTTGCCAAATAACCTTTTTACTATTTCATTGTCTAGATCTCCCGCAAGAGCCATTGCTGAAACGCTTTCAAAATAGTTTAGGGTTACTATTAATGCCATTCTTTTTTCTTTATTTTCTGTTTCTTCAATATATTTATGAAAATCTTTTATAGTGTGTCTTTCCAAATTATTTTTTTGGTCTTTAACTAAACATCTAACATGCTCATTTACCTCCATCATAACGGGTCTACGGAAATCAGAACATATATCATAAGTATATTTAGCTAAATTCTGCTTATTGCTATTTTCTTGTGTCCTAATCTGATTCTCTAAATTATGAAAGTGATATAGAAGAGTTATAAATGCAAATAGACATAAAGTAAATTTATAGGTATAATCAAAAGCAATCGGAGCATCATAATCCACTAAATATCGAAGACATAAAAATGTAGTTACAAAAGTTAAAATTACAAATGCACAAATAAGCCATATTAACCTGATGGAATATCTCTTATCAAAAAAGTTTTTCATAGTTTAGTTTTATGCAAATATATATTATTGCCTTTTATTTTCATTATAGTTTACCATAATAATGTAATAGATTCAACAAAATAAAAAAGGCAATTAATATCTATTTTTAGCATTTTAAAAAGTCATCTGTCCATGCTTCAGCATGTGCTTTCAACGATTGGCTGTTATTGAACTCTAAAGATACTTCAGAGCCAAAGCCATTATCTTCTAATTCAACAGGAGTAATGACGGCACCTTCTTTTTTGAAAGCTTTATAAAGAAAGTGCTCCTCATTGGCTGACTCTATTTTCATTCTTGCCATAAATTCTTTAATGATTTGCTCAGCATCGTCTATGCGTTGATATTGCAACTCCAAATCATCATCCGGAACGTTAGCATAGATTACCGCAAAACCTATTTTTCGAACTGAAATTGTGTTTTGTTCGGGACCTGAAAAGCTTAATTCATAATCGAATAATGCTAAATATGGGCTTTCAAAACTCTCTTTTTCGATTTTACTAAGCAATTCCCGGCGGAAATATCCGGCAAAAGATTTTACGAGTGTAGATTTACTTACGAGATCTTCGAAGTAATCTTTCATTTTCAAATAAGAATTATCTTGTCTTGGCATCTTTAGCAGCTTTTTGATTTTTTATAATAATTTTGGTGAAAACATGCATAAACTCGTAGATTCTTGTTGCATTACTTTCATGAAGGTTTCCCAGTGGTTTTGTTTCTTCGTGCATTACGAGACTAAGAATGATCTCAGAAAACGGTTGATGCTTAGCTTTAGGTTTTCGGCTTTCCTCAATCTGCTCCGTAGTCTTCTCCTTAGGTTTTGGAAATACTACCGGAAACTGATCGGCTAAATGATGATAAGAAGACATATACGTAAAACCGATAACTTGTCTTTCCTTTTTAGATAGTTTATCTGTTTGTTTTGCTATTGCAGGAAGTTCTTGTTCGTCAAAGTTTTCACCAATACGATAAATAGAAGCGCACAAAGCTCGTAGAAACTTATCGGATTTTGTTTCCATCCAGGAATGAAAAAACTGATCCATAAATGAAAACTGTTTTATTGATAAATTGCCGAGGCGATCTGCAGGCTTTCTTAAATTTTCTATTTCCGGGAAAACGTGAAGCTTTGGAGGTTTTAAAAGAAATTCTCCAAACTCAGCAAGTGTAGATATCGGAACTTGTCTTAGAATTTTCCAAAGTTTTAAACGTTTCCAAAAACCTTTGTTTTTTTGAAAAAGAATAATAATCATTTTTTCAAATGCTTTTTCCGGATATTTTTCAAAATAGTTGAGATACAGATCTACAATCTCCTGCAGCTGCCATGTGTTGAGTTCCTGCCACGATCTAGCAACGATGATATTCATCCTTTAATTTTTTTGTAAAATTGGATGAAAGCTGTTTTGAAAAAAAGGACTTGTACTTTTTCTATATTTGCAAAATGGAAAATGAAGAATTGGAAAAGCAGATATTAGAAATAGTCACAAAAAAGCACAATGAAACTGGCGGAAATAATGGAAATGGTTTTGGCGACTTTGACCATATTCTAAAAATGTCACTTGACGACAGGAACTCGTTCTTAAAACGAATGGTTGATGAAAAGAAAATTGCAATCAGAATGGGACCCAATGCCCGGATGATTATGTTACCAAAAAATTAAGGAGTCAAAAACTGACTCCTTTTTCTTCTAAAAGATATATTTCACGATGCAATATATTTTCGGAAAGATCTTCGCCTTTTGCTAAGTTCCAGATATAATGCAATAATTGAAAAATTTCTTTATCATCTAAAGCAGCCTTGAAAACATATAAATCTCTGCGATCTTTATTTTCAAAATATTCTTTATTGAAGGTCATTATGTTTTCAGCTTCTTCTTCCCATTTAATGCGATAATAACCATCATATTCAATTTTTTTCTCAATCGCTTCTTCACGAATGAGTTCCATCACATCATTGTAAACTCCTTCTGGATCTTCAGCCATATCCATAGTGATATTCATTATCACTTGTTCGGTATCTTGTATGCTCATATCAAAAAAGTGTTTGTGGGATTTTCTCCGGTTCTAAATTTTCCATAATTAATTTGGCATCGTAGTTAGGATGTGCAAAATCTAAATATACAGGATTATTTAGCCACTTTTCATGATCATAATCATTTAGTACTACAGGCATTCTTTTTTTTGAATTGTGAACATCTGCCATCAATGTGTTTGCTTTTGTTGTGCAAATTGAGAAAGTAGTTATATCATTCCAGACATTATAAATGCCAGCGAGAGCAAATGGTTTATCTCCATTATCTAAATGAATTCTGTGTAATTGTTTTACTTTGCCATCGGGATCAGGATTGCCGAATTTGTCTAGCGAACGCCACTCATAAAAGCCATTAACCAAAACCAAACATCTTTTATTAATACTATTTTTATAACTGTTTTTTAGTTCTAGTTCCTCAATTACAGCATTCAATGTTTTTGACTGAAAAGATCTATCTTTTGAAAAAAAAGGCAATAATCCCCAATCACCCAGAATTGCAGAATCAGGATTATCATCGGTAATTATCGGCAGGGCTTTATCAACGGTTCCTTTTGCTCGAAACCCCGAGAGCATTTTTTCGCCTTCAAAATCCTTAAAATCGGTTTCAACATTAAAGATTTCTCGAACCTGTTTTTTCGTAAGCTTAGCGTCGACGTAATAGCACATAATATTTTATTTGGTCAAAACGAATCTACAAATTTTATGCTACACGAAAATATGATTATATTTATACTATCAGTTAAAGGTATTCTATGAAACTAAAAGCTATTATTCGAGAAGAAGTAAAACCTTCAGATAAAACAATTATAGTTGAGTTTTACGGTGATGATAAAAACCAGCATTTTGAAGTCAAATGTTTATTCAGTCCGTTTTATTTGGAAATGAAAAAGTGGGAATCCTGGATTCTCAATATTAAGATGGAAAGTGAAGTTTTCATTGAACCTAAAACTGGAGCTAAGTCGTACTTCACTCATCTTTTGTGTAAAAAAGCTGAATTAGTTGATTCGCCTTACATTAAAGATAAAAATTGGGAACCTCCCGGAGAAAATGATTAGTAGATATTTTACTGATACCCAAATATCACCAAATCTCTTATGTAACTTGCTGCTACAATTGAGTTATTTTCATTAGCATCCATATCTCGAACTATCTTAGCCCTGATTTCTTGAACATGATGAAAGTTTTCTTCCGGACCTTCAAGTTTATCGAACATTTCAAAAAACTCTTTTCGTAAAACTTCCTTTTTTTCCGTCTCGTTTCTGTCGGACGCGCCCCAATATTCCCACATCTTCTCTGTAAGAAATTTGATATTCATTTTCCAATCTTTATAACCCATATTGTAAATTTCAGTATTTAACAAATTAAAAACTTGCATGCGACAAAACTTGACGTATTAAAAAAAATGAGTCCACTTAAGAAGCAGACCCATAAGAATTCTAAGCGGTTAAATAAACCGGCTATGTAAATTTAATAAATATTTCTATATTCGTGGAAAACTTAATAAAATCATGATTACATTTACTATCAAAGAAAAATTACGTTTCTTTGAACCATGCCAAATTGTTTTGCCGGATTTATGTATAATTACAGGATTAAATGGTTCTGGTAAAACTTTTTTTTTAAATTCCATCAAGACTCAATCTATTGAGAATGACTTCGAAAACTATCCAATTCTAATTAAACTTATAGATAGCAGTTCTTTTAAAAATGTTACTGAAGAGCAACATTTGTCGCAATATGAATTACTTTCATATTCATCTGCTTACGAAAGCCATCTGGCAACATGGACAGCAGGAATGAGCTTGGAAAAATCTCCACAGTTACAAGAGACTTACAATAAAATCGCAAGATTTGTTAAAAAAAATCCAGATAGCTTAGTGCAAGATGATTTTAAAAATTTTTTTTATTTGAATCTTAATGCAAGACCAGAAGATGTATTTTATAAAAATTTTATTTTGGCTTGTACCTTTTACGCTAAAATATTGAGGAATAATAATTATAAAAAATTTTTAAATCTTTCTGAAGGTAAAACTAATAAATTTTTTATGTCTTCCGACGAATTTCTTGAATTTTATGGTGAAGCTCCATGGGATTTTGTTAATAAAATTTTTGCTTCCCTAAATATTAACTACTCTGTAGAAACTCCAGAATTTGATGAATTAGATACGCCTTTTAATTTGTATCTCATAAACAATAAAAATGGAACTAAAATAAAATTTGATGATTTATCTTCCGGTGAGCAAGTGATTATCTCAATAGCTTTTAGTATATATAATACTAATAGTGAATTTCCATATCCTAAAATATTATTAATGGATGAGCCTGATGCATCTCTTCATCCTTCAATGATTAAATATTTTTTAAATGTAGTAGAAGAGGTTTTTGTAAAGGATAAAGGCATTAAGGTTATTATGACAACACACAATCCTACTACCGTGGCATTAGCTCCCAAAGATAGTATTTACACTATGATTGATTCAAAACCCTATATTCAATCAAATACAAGAGATGCTGCTTTAAAAATATTAACTGAGGGTGTACCTTCTTTCAGTATCAATTATGAAAACAGAAGACAAATTTTTGTAGAAAGTCCATATGATGTCAAATATTATGAAAGGTTGTACGCTATCTTATCACCAAAATTGAAACCTGAAATTTCTTTGAATTTTATCGCATCTGGAGATGTTCAAAAAAATGAATTCGGGGTAGGAAAACACAGTTGTGATAATGTTAAGGAAATAACAACATTGATGAGAGGGTATGGTAATAACTTTATATGGGGAATTATTGATTGGGATAGAAACACAGAAATGCCAGAATGTCAATTTGTCTCAGTTTTAGGGTGGAAACAAAGATATAGTATAGAAAATTATTTATTTGACCCTCTACTTGTTGCGGCTCTTTTACTTAGAGAAAAGTATATTGACCGAGAAGAATTAGGACTTTCGGCTGATGAAACCTACATTGATTTAAAAACCTTTGATTCTCAAAAACTTCAAGCCATAGCTGATAATATACTAGACAAATTACACCCTTTTCTTACTGATAAGGAAGCTTTAGCTATTGAAGGCTACACAGAAGTTACTCTTCTTAATAATTTAAAAATAAATCTACCGAATTGGTTTTTACTTCATCAGGGTCATAAACTTGAAGAGGCATATATCAAAGCATTTGATGAATTGAAAACAAGTAAAAAAAATAAAGAAGAACTTCTGAAGTTAGAAATTATTAATAAAGTAATTGATGATATTCCGGACTTAATGTCTGTTGATATATTAGATCTTCTGCAAGATATACAAAAATAAATAAAATAACCCCATCTCATGCGGCGTTGATAAAACATCTCATTTTTTTAAAGGTGTCGAATCCGGCACCTTTTGGTTAATAAAAAAACAAATCCGCTTCCGCCTTTCTTCGTCTGATTAAACCATTCAAAACTACACCGTCTGAGGTAATATATCTTTCAGTAAACCATTTATAAATTGCTTCCTTTCCTCTTTTCTTATTGATTAAATCGAAAAGGGTGTCAGAACCACCTGTATTATAATAATGTGAAACTAGCGCATCAAATTGGTTTTGATTAACAGGCACCTTCAGCTTATTTAATACTGCTTTTTCTCTTGGAATTAAATCTTCAGCAAGTGCCTTATCAGCATCTGCAAGTGTTTTCACGGTTGCTCTCTTATATGCTAAGGCTCTGTTAGCTTCTCCTTTTAGAAATTTACCGTCATTTCCACGCATAGCTCGTCCCCAACCTTCAGTCCATATTTTCGATGGGTCCATTTTTGGTTGCAATTCTGGTATTTTCAAATCTCCATCGTGAAGACTTTCAAACGATTTTATTAAATTAATTCCTTTTTGTGATGTTTTCATTTCTTAAAATATTTATACACGAAAAAGATGAATATTAAAAAGGTTACAACAATTGTAATTACAATCCACAACCCCGCTTGAAAGCCTTTTACTTTCACTTCCTTTGTTTTGTTTTTGACTTCTTTGATACGCTCTCTCACATTATTTTCTTCAACAATATTTTCAGAGAATTCTTTGAGCTTTTCAACTAATGATTCTGAATTTTTCTCAGTTTTTAATTCATTTAATTTTGAAGTTTTTGATCTGAAGATAACATTTGCGTTTCCGGTAACTTTGAAACTTTGTAAAGTATCACCGTTTTCAATATTGAAGAGTTCAATCGGCTTATCAATCTCAGACGTACCAACAATGTTAATTTCTGTCTGTGATTCTTTTTTTTGCTCAACTGTCTCTTTTTTGGAAATAGTTTCTTTCTCCTGGCTTTTGATTTCACTTTGAATGCTGTCTTTCTTTGAATCAACTTTTTCAAATTCTTTTAGAGTTTCTGAAGTTTTTACGACCTGTTTAGTTTTGCAACCCATCATTAGAAGGGCTGCCAACATTATCATTAACGCTTTCATTTGCTTGTTTTTTGTAGTTAGATAATAATTCTTGTAGAACATCTTCTTTTTTTTCCAGAATCTCAAGAACCTGAATCATTGAAGCATCTAATTTTCTCCTTTGCTTCTCATCACCTTTTTCATGTACAGACTTTGCTTCTGTAAAAACTAAAGCAACTGCAGCCAATAATGAGACAACCGGAATTGCTGAAATTGGAAACTCAAAAAAATATGAAATTGGAACAATTGCATCGAAAATAAATGCAAAAACAAGCATTCCAAAATATTGATTAAATTTTGAAACGCTTCTTTTATAACCTTCAGAGCTTCTTACTTCCCCTACTTGTTTGGCTTTTCTAATCCCAAAAAAGAAATCAATAATCATTGCCAATAATACGGCGCACCAAAGAAAACCTATAACCATTAATTTCATAGTTATTGCTGTGTAATCTTCTTTCAAAAATTCTAATATCATAATTCTATTATTGAAATGTTTTTAATTACGTTTACATCCCTTTGAACGGTATTAGCAGGCCAAAGACCACCGGTGTCAATTGATGTAAGAGTTGTAACTTTTGTTCCGGTCGTATTTAAAACGATACAGTAGGGTACGTTTACGGGATTAGGTTCTTGATTAATCCCATCGTACTTCCAGAAAGTCTTTCCTGTAGAATCTTGCTTATCGACAATAAAATTTATTTTTTGTCCGCTAACAACTAATGTTGTAAAACAATTAAAGAGATTAACAAAATCAATCTGATTACTTCCCAGTTCATCTATAACCCCGTATGAGCAATTATCAAACTTACATCTATTAAAAGTCACACTATTAGGAGCATTTTGATTGTTCCAGTTGTGATAAAAGAAACCAGGTTTACCTACATGGTCTGAGTGTGGAATACAAGCATCAAAATATATTTCCTGACCTGCATAACCACCTATCCCTATTGGATAATTACAATTATTTTCGGAGACAAAACAATTTTTATAATAAGCCTTTTTCCATCCCGGATTATCCATGTGAATCGGATATTTTGAATTCTTCGCTCTAAACGTCAAGTTTTCGCAGTGAATATCATCTTTAAGGAAAATAATATGAAGTGCAGGTTGATTTACGTTGTTAAGAGTTTTACCAGCTTCAGCAGAAAAATGAATATCTGCAGGGGCAACGAACGAAGCCATTGTTCCTTTAGGATCGAGGTTTATAATTGTTCCGCCTGCTACACTGCCAATCATTTTCACGTACTTTTTCCCTGGCCAGTCATATTCGTTCCAGATTCCTGCAGGAATATAAATTTCATATATATTGTATGGACCGGCATCAGTAATAGAGGCAACTAAATTTCTTATTGAGTTGAAATTTTCAGCGTTCTGTACTGCCGTAATCTTATTAACTACAGAAGTTTTTGCCTTCTGATAATTATCTGATTCAATCACATATTCAAAAAGAACTGATCCGTTTTGAAAAGTAAGTGCTGTAGTTGATCCTTCAGTTTTCACTCCTGCTGAAGCCTGCCACCACCCTAAATGATTGATACCACTTCCGTTGTTTAATGGAGTTTTAACAAAGCCAACCCCACCCGTCATGGCTGTATAATCTCCTCTGCTGATTTTTACTTCAGAAGGCAGATCATAAGATTTCCAACCCGGTGTAACATTAATTGTAAATGATTTTTTCACCTTAAAAACATCTGTTGCAGCAGGTAAAATGGCATTAAACGAAATCCTTTCTACAATCTGAAATTGTGCGATTCCTGCTGTTTCTGCATTTAAGCGTATAGATTTTATAATACCATCGTTTTCGGCAGGTACATTATTTGCCAAAAAAGCTGCACTATTTCCGCCCGTAAGTACGGGCAAAGTATATAAAGGTCTCGTGGTAATTAATTTCTCAACAATTAAATCTACAACTGCTTTTTTCGCTACACCCACTTCTCTTACTTCGAAAGCAAATGAAAACACAGCATTAGAAACAGCTGTAAAGGTTTGATTAGCTCCTTCGACCGGAGTCAATGCATTCTGATTCCATCCGTACCCCAAAGTGTTGTCTGTGCCATAGTACGGCTTTGATGTAGATGTTGACGCAACACCAACACGATCAGTAATATTAATGGGAATATTTAAATTTGAAATGTCGAGTTCTTGAAGCCCAGATGAAGGTATAGCTACGGTGAAAAGCTGACCGATGGTAAATGCATTGCCGACTTTGTTTTTCGCAATGAATAAATCTAAATTTCCGGCTGCCGGAAACCTGCCTTTAATCTTTGCGAGAATTCCCGCCATTGTCGCCGGGGTATCATTAATTCCGGAAATAGCTTGAGCGTTGCCATTATTTATTACCGTTGTGCTGATTGCTGCATAGGTTGATTTATTGAAAACAATGTTTTCTAATGCTGAAAAATCTGTCTTAGGCATTTCGTACTCAACAAAATCCCAAGTCGCTCCATTAAATAAAAACTTCGTAATAAAACCTTTTTTAGCTTTTAGATCATTTTGATTGGGATAATTAGTTCCTGGATTATCATTTTCAAATAATCCTGGGGTGTACCAACCAGGTTGCCAACCACCAACAGGTTCAGTAGTGTCTGGCAATATCTTTCCACGATCAGCAGATTGTACAGCTTCCGCCAACTGCATATATTTTTCTTTTGTTAAAACTACAGGCTCAGCATCACTATGTACTAAAGTAGTAAGTGCTAATTGCGCGGCGGTTGGATCAGAATAAATAGTACCGTTGATTTCAATTTCACTGACATCGGCTTCCAAAAGTGAAAACATTTCATTAGTTGTTGATACGACTTTTAGTCGATTGCCATTAACAATTTCAACGGTGTAATTTTTTAGAGCAAATTGTCCATTGAATTTAAATGCTAAAGCTCCTGAAGTCCCGGTGACGGTTTCGAATATATGCGACATTCTGTAATTTATTTAAACAAAAATAGCGAGTGAAAACCCGCTACAAAAGGACAGTTTTAAAGATAAAGCCCTGATTTTTTATCAATTATCTTCCGTGTATTTTTCACAACTAGCGGTTGATAACATGGGAAATCATCGGGGTGATCTTTAAGATATTTTAAAATACCTCCAATCGAATCTGAGGCAATAGAATTGAACTCGTTTTCTAAATTCGATTTTTGAGCTTCTGATAAAATAAGAGATTTTTGCCATGGCAACTCTTCATATTGGATCACAACTCCGGAAGTGATAAAAGTAAACTGTGAAAGCTTGCTTGCTTTTGATAAGGAAGAATAAACGAGAGCATCTTTGAGCAAAAACAATAACTCTGTATTTGCTGACATCTGATCGACAGAGCAGCTTTTTATTTTTTCTAAGATTGAAAACTGCCAAACCCGGCGCATAAGCGGAACCAAATTTAAATAAACATCTATCGATTTATTAATCGAATAAATTTTATTGAATTCTTCAGGTGTAGGAATTGGCGCAAACGAGTATTCTGTAAAGAAATTACATCTGTCTTTTAAAAGTGGATCTTTTGCTATTTCCGTAAGAGCATCCGAAAGCGCTTCATCTCCATTTTTGACAAGTGATAGCCCGATGTCTCGTACGTCCCACCATTCTGCAGACTTCATTTTTTCCTGGGAATATTTGTCAAGGCCAAAACTGCTGATTTTAACTTTAATAAAAGGAAGGGCTGTCACCACAGAATAACATGCTCCGGCTTTTAAAACTAAATCAGCAAGCTTTTTTTTCTCGGGATCTTCAGAGTCCATTAACTCCGTAATAACTTCATCAGAGATATATGGAAATATTTTTTTTCTAAATGCAGTTTCTTCGTGAGTCAATAGTTTTTCAAAAGCGAAATTTTTATCAAGCCCTACATATTTTTTATATTGTTCGTTTGTCAGGTTTTGCATTTTTTGGATTTTTTGGCGAAGTTATTTTTTGTGCAAATTTTAGTTCACAAAGGTAGATTGTCCGGTAGGATTTTTATCTAAAGTCGTGAGCTGTACATTCGGAAATTTACCAATAAGCTCCTGTGGCCAACCGTTCCAATCTCTAATCGTTAAGAAGATTTCTAAGGTTACGGCATGTTTTGCAGGAAGTCTTGAGCAGAGAATCGTGTAAGCTTCTCTTTTATCAGATCCGGAACCCGAAAGATTTTTCCCACCCGGAATGCCCGCACCGAGTAAACACGGATCTACACCCATCGGAAAAAGTATTTCTGAATTTCCTGCGGAGGCATCGAGAAGGAAATCGCCGTTTGATTGATCTTGCTTAATAGTTTCAATCTGAACACCCTTGATTGGCTCATTACTAGTGGAATTTCGGTCGCGAAAAAATGGAGATATTAGAGATCTTCCTGCGGATTCATTTCCCGACAGCTTATCATCTATGCTTTCAATTAATTCTGCTCTTTTTGCTTCTTGTTCAACAGGTTTCATTTCCTTCCAAACGTCAGCACCATATCGATGAATAAAGTAATCATCAGCAATATGTATCAGGTACTTAAAGTTTAATTGATTTTCAAACATGAATTTTTTGAACTCCGGAATAGCAAGAACTACATCCATCCACCCATTTTTAAATGACGAATGCCAACCAACGGAAGGATAAATTTTTTCAATGCTTAAAGTGTCGATGGAAGCGATGCAGAAATTTGTAATTTTCTTTTCCTTACAATATTCTTTGATCTCATCGACCGAAAACATCTGACTAAAAAGAGGAAGAGATACATCATTCTCTTTTTTACGACTTTCCCAATCACTGTTAATTATAACATTTTCAATTAATCCTGTTTTTTCGTTTGGCACTTCAAATCTGCACCAAGCTGTCGGTTGGCGTTTGATTGAAATTATTTCCTGACCGTTGGGAGAAAGAAGGTATTCGGTAACAGCCCAACGATACTTTTCATAATCTTCGATGATAGCTTTGTAAAACAAATCAATTTTAACCTTTCTAAAGAACTGATAAATATTGGGATGCTTGCTATAAGGTACAGCGGTGTAGTCCTCTGCAGCACCTTCGTCCGTTTCTTTGTATAGTGAAAAGCCCGTTCCGAAATGGGATGTTGTCAGCACTTCAAGACCACCGACAGCAGTGCCGGATCGTTTTAATTTCAACTCAAAATTAAGCGGATAAAGATTGTCTTCGCCCCAGTTGCAAATCTCAGAATCCCCATTACTTTTGGTGATTTTAATCTGAGAATGTACAGGATCAGAAGTTTTACTGAAAACCATCGCTACACTATTTTTACCAACTGCATAGATGTTGTCTGATATTTTTGTGCTCATTTTTAAAATGTTACTAAGAAGCCATTAAACCGAATTATAAAAATGATGTGCATCTTTTTTATTACTCCGTCTAGTTTGATGTTTCGGGTTCTGTTTTCGAAGTGATAAGGATTTTTAAAGGGCGTAGGATCTGAAAGCCTTACCAAACCTTTTTTTTTCGGCGGTCGCATCAGCTCTGCATCTTCATAGATCACTGTTTTTCCGCCGGACTTATTGTATTTGTTGAAAGTGCGGATTTCTAAAGTGAAAGGAGCTTCTTTCATTTTTTCCAAAACTTCACTCAAAAACATTGTTTTTTCCACAGCACCAAAGATATTTTGGAAGACAATTAACCAAAAGGACATATTTTTTCGTACAAAATAATACCTCAAATCCCACGCTTTTTTTTGCACTTAATTGATAGTCAATTAGTTGGTTATGTGGCTTTTAAATAAAATCCCATCGTTTGAGGTTTAACCCCACGGTCGCCTTAGCTCGATCTACAATTTCCGTTTTCGAAAAAAGGGAAATATGAGGGCAAAACTTTCAAAAAACCGTCGAAAAAGCCCTAAAATAGGGCTTTTTCGCTTTTTTCGTGAATGAGTTCTGATGAATCGGCGAACAATACGCCTTAAAAGTTGGTGATAATGAAAGAAGAGGTGTATGCCGGGTCGATCACCGATCCGAATCCCCAATACAATCTGTAATCGAAGGTATCAGAGAGATGCGTCGCATGTTCTTGAGGTAATGTCTTAGATTTTTCACTACTCTTGTCTTTCTCGTATCCGTCCTTCTTATGGGTAACGGCGGCGTTTTCCATTGAGATAATCAAATTCGGGCAACGGTCTGCATTGATGCGGACCTTCGGCAACTCATGATCTGTCTCACTCAGAATAGTTTCGATTAGTCGGTACTTCAAGATGTGACCAGGGTTGTTCGTGTTTGGCGTCCTGTTGATCACTTTCCATCCTGCTTTACGCAATAGATTCTCCACATCTTCGGCGAGTGTGGTCTTTGAGTTTGATTCTTCTTTGTACCCGGATCTGTCGTGATAGAGATTCACCACATTGCACGATGCTTTGTGTGGCTCATAGTATTCAATAAACTTATTGACTAGATCATTAAGCTTCTCACTATCTACTGACTTTACATAGAACTCCTTAATGAAGTTTAGTTCATTGGTCATGCTCAGGTACTGTGATACCGTACCACAATTGATTTTACCCCCAAAGTCTAGATTAAAATCTAGCGGTACATTCCGTACGAGATCCTGATCGTACTTACAGCTGGGTGTATAGTTCTCGGTAACGCCGCCAAGCATGGCGATATTGTCTTTCGAGTTGTAGTAATGCTTTTCCTTTAATTGAGGATAAAAACCATCAGTAACTCCACGAGGCCGGATGTTTAATATCTCAGCCCTAAAGATAATCTTAGATAATGCTTTACGCTGCATCTCTTCAATGTATCCGTTACGAAGGTTGTGAGCATTCACGAAAGCATTAGCTTTAATAAATCTAACCTTCTGCGGTACACTCTGGCTTTCTAGTTCTTTACCAGTAAACCAATCACCCTTTCTGGTCATGGCAACGGATGAAACGTACATCACTGAATTGACTGATTTAGCATACTTAAATTCTGCTTTCACCGTTCTATTGGTAATCTCGACGTTATTGTAAAGTCGGGTATAATCCAGTAGTGCTGCTTCATCGCCAACAATCCAGGAAGCATTCAGTCCACGTCCTGAATTCGGATTATCGAGCGATACAAAAACCGCAATTGCACCGTTAAAAAAATGGATAACATTGTTCCAGGAGTCGGGAGACTGATAGGGCATTTCGAAGCCATACTTTTTACCGCATGTGCCCACACAGTAATGAATATCTTCATGAAGACCATACATTTTTAGACCCTCCTTTGTAGATGCTAAAGTTCGTGTCTTGATCTGCACGAAAGTTTCACCAACGATAACACCAGTAGATTTCGGCATTTCTTTGACATTGGTGGTGATTTTCTTACCTAAAACAGTAGATTTACCCGATCCCCTTGCTGCTTCAACGATGATTTCGGGAACTCCCGCTTTGATGGAATTGGCAACTGCCGCCTGCATAAGATTATGAGCGACATTTACGACGGGCATCTGATATTTGGCGAAACTAGCCTTCATCTTCGTCTTCATTATCTTCTTCTTGCCACTCTGCATCTTCTGCACCCAAAAACATCAGATCGATCACACCACGCTCAGCAGCTTTTCTAAACATTTTCTTCACTGCAGGAGGAAGCACTTCACGATAAACTGAAGCTTTCAACATTTCAGGATCAAGCATATCTGCTTTGTCTTCCGGGATTAATTTCACATAGTTTTCATACGCTTTATTTGCCGTTTTAAGGTCACCCTGCTTTTTGGCCAAAATATAAAGATCATGAAAAACAGCTCTTGCCATTGCTAATTCAGCAGCGGTGTCTACTTTGTCAAGCTCGCCGAAAAGTTGCTGTGAAATCTGGTAAGAACGATAAGCGGTGGATCTTGTAAGACCTTCACCGCCTCTTTCTTTAGGCCTCATGAGTATGCCAATGATATCTTGCTGATGATATTTATTACCCACCCTTAAAGACCAAATTTTCTCATAAAGATTTTTCTTTTCGAGATCTGTGGCTTCAAGCGGATAAGTCTCATCGTCTATGTAGTTATTTTTAAGACGTTGTAAAAGGTTGTTCTTCGTAAACTTTGCAACTTCCATACAACGAAAATAGCCTCACAGAGAGGCTTTGGAAAGGACATGAAAAAACTCCTGAGATTTTCAGGAGCGATAATTATTTATTTTTTTTAAAAAATTAGTGGATAATACTTTTGGAGTAACCTTTTCCAAAATCAACACCAAATTCATATCCTAAAACGTGCTTATTGCTCGTCTTAATACAATATTTTTTCAAAAAATCAGATCTTAATTTGTTTTTTTGAAGCTTCGAAATTCTTTTTTTATTGCTCATAATGTGATAGGCTTATGTTTTTTTTAAGGTGTCATGAAAAACAATTTCAAACGGTTCGCATTTATCATGTCCAGGCATAGTTTCCATACATTTTATTTTACCAAATATACTAATTACCAACCATTGCCTCCAAAATTTCCAACTCATTCAACAATTCCTGCAGCTGCTCTTTTTTGCGATTAAGAGAATGTAATTTTCGTTTAAAATTGGGATCTGAAACATTCGGAAGAATAGCTTCCATTCTTGCAATGGTGGAGTTTCTTTTGCTAATATTGGATCGGGTTGAATTTCTTTTCAATAAAAGTTCCATTGGTGAAAGTTGCGAGAAATCTGTTTTTGTTTCGGTTTTAATAATTCTTTTGTGGTTCTGATAATGTTGTAAAGCCTTTTGCGCCTTGTCCATTTTTTCAAAACAAAACATGATCTTTTCCTGCAGTTCATAGGCGGTTTTTTCATCTTTTCTGTGAACGGCGTTGAGTTCTACTTTCAGACTGCACGCTTCCAACCAGTATTTATATCGGTTTTGATAATCCTGATGCAGTTCGATTGGATATTGCGAAATCAGATCATTCCAGATGCCTTTACGGTCTTTTGCTTCAGGAATAATTGTAGTGGTTTTTGCGCCAATTTTCACGGGTTTTGCATCCGGAAGATCAATTTTAATTTGCTTAAGAAAATACTTCAGTTTCGCATGATTGGCAGGGCTGAATGACTTATACAATTGTATTTTCTTCACATCACCGCCTGATGAAAGATAAATTTCAATTAATTCCTTATGCGTTTGCCGATTCATATCTAAAAAAATCTCTCCCGAAAATGAGAGAGATTTTGCAATTTAAAATTCAAATATTATATTTACGCTGTTGCAGCTTTTACGGCATACATTGCTGCAGTTTCAAATTCCGTTTGAGCAATACTTGCCGTTCTTGGATCTTTCGCCTTTAATCCTTCACAAAGATTGATTAATTCAGCAGTTTTTTGTTTGATTTGATCTATAACAGAATCTCCCGAAACGTTAAAATCTGTTCTTACTCTTTGTTCGCCAATTGTTTTATTATCTGACATTTTTTAAATTTTTAATTAATACTTATTTTGCAGGTTGTTCTTTTTTTGATTCTGAAACCGTTTTGCCTGATTTCTTTTCAGCTAAAGCCATTTCCACAATTCCGGTGTCCCTGGTACGTTTTTGAGATTTCAACATCTCAATTATTTTTACCAGTCTTTCTTCAGAAAGATTCTTTAACGGTTCTTTTGCAGATTCTTTGAACATTAGCCAGGTTGTTCCCGCTTCGATTAAATCTAATGCATTCTCAGGAACTTCCGTGATAACGGTAATAGTGCCGTTTCCTGATCTTACCTGAGAATTTTTTGGTACAGATAAAATAATATGCTCTTTCATAATTACGGAGTTGTAGGATCTGCAATTACTGTCATATCACCATCATAAGCAAAAATTGAAGTATTTGCCATGATCTGACCTGTTAATCCAGCTTCTGCTTCATCTGTGTCACCCGAAGCAAGCGTAAGATTTTCGAAGAAAGACGGATTGTCTTTGTTTCCTATAATCCACATTTGACCGGAAGAATCAGCCATTCCAAAAATGAGTCTGGTATTTAAATGAGTGTTTTGAAAACCAACTAATTTTTTTCTGAAACCAGGAATAAAGATATCAATCTGCCCTTTCAGTTTTTTAATTCCTCTACTTCCTACAGATAGGTTTTGTAATTGATTTTTGTTGACCAAAACATCAATTTTTTTCCAACCTTTTCCCGTAACTGGAACTAATCCTGTGTTGGGAATCGTTGCTTTAGCTTCATATGTACCAGTCTTTGGAGGCTTAGTATAAGTTGCTAAATGCGGTTCTAAAATGTAATAAAGTTTGGTAGCCATCCCAGCTACTACTTCATCATTTGGGCAATGATTGATGTTTTCTACAGCTAAATCATCCCCAAAGCATGGGTCTAATACTTCGTCTGGCATAGTTTACTTAATTTTTTCGATGTGAGATCCTTTAATTAATTTTTGCAAAAGAGCTTTGTCTTTTACGATTTCTTCCTGCGATAAAACTTTACCGCCAATTCTAAAATTCTTTGGTGAAGAATCTTTGAATTTAAATTTCTCCTTATCAATCTTAAAATCAAGACCTGGCTCCGGTTCCGGAGTTGCTTCTGAAGTTTCCGTTTTTAAAAGAGATTCTTCCAATTCGTTAAGATTGGTTTCTTTTTCGTTAAGCTCAGTTTCTCTAAGAAGTAATGCTTCTTCTTTTTCAGTTAAAGCAATTTCTTTTTGTGAAAGAGATTCTTCCAACTTTTTAAGATTGGTTTCTTTTTCGTTAAGCTCAGCGTCTTTTTGTGAAAGCTGCTCCTCAGTTAGAGGAGTAGCTTCTTTGTTATTTTTACCTGACATAAAATTTAATTTTTAAGCAAATGTTTCACCTGGGAAATAAAGTCCGTTTTGTTCGGCATTATTCAAACCTCTTTCGTCATCAGCGTCCTGCGTTTCTACAAAAACATATTGATTTACAGCGAAATCATAACCCAAATGCCACTGAGCGAAGATTTTAACCATATAGTCCTGTACTTGAACATCGTCAATAGTTGCAGGATTATCTTTTCTGTCATAAAGGCGGAAGAAGTTTCCACTAACCCAAGCAATGATTTCTCCTTCAGTTCTGCCAGGAATTCCGATGATTGTTCTACCAAATTTAGTTTTCCCTTTGGTTGGGTCATTAAAATCAATATACTTATCGGAAGGAGTTTCTCTTAAGGAAACATACTGGTTAAATTCTGAAAGTGATAAGACAATAAAATCTACTTTTACATGTTGTGGAAGTGCCATTTCAAATGCAGTAACGCGGTCAACGATATTATCTGCGGCATCAGTCGGTATTTTGAAAACGGGGTCTGTAAGATTAGTAACCATATCGGAAACAATCTTATTAATACCGTTCATCGCTTTTCCGAAAGTTGGTGTTGTGCTTCCAACCTGTGTCGCATCATAAACCCCATTTACCGAAAGAATACTTAAATCATTGATGATAGCCGGAGGCAAAACAGTATCCATGATATATTTTGAGATCGGCATTTCATTAGGTTTTTTATCTTCCTCATACATTTTTTCAATCCATGTTCCATATACGTCATATGGGAAGATTGGGAAGTTCATCTTCATATGGAAATTTTTCGCCACTTTCGCTACGAATTGAGCCATTCCGTACGGCGTCCATTTATCAGAGAAATTCTGAACAACGTGACCGATTAAGATCGACGGAAAAGTCCATTTTCCTTTTACTTTTCCCAGCGGTGTAGGATTCAGTTTATTTAAAACGATTTCAGGTGACAAAACTGCACGCTGTAAATCAGTAGGATTTGCATCGCCGTAACGAATTACTTCGTTTTTGATTGCGTCTAAATTGATATTATTTCTAGCTGCCATTAGTATTCGATTTGATTGTGAGCATCATTCATATCTACAACACCGTTGATAAGACCATTTTCAGGCGGTGTGTTTCCATCGTTATTAGGAAAAGAATGTCTGTTACCAGAACTTCCATATTCCTGACATTTTGTTCCGAGCAAAGCGATTGCTTCGTCGGTAGTAGCTGTTGCTCCCAATTCACCTTTAAGATCATTTAAGGCTAAAGCTGAATCTAAAGCTGTGGTAATGGCAGTATTTGATTCATTCAAAGTGTTATAATTGTTTTGAAGTGTATCAAACTTTGTCTGCAGTTCTGATAACTGAGTACTTTCATCGGGCTTTTGGGCAGCAAGATGGTCCTCAATTTTTTGAGCTTCTTCTTCGGTTAATCGAATGTGATTTTTTCCGATTCCAAAAGTGGAATGGAAACTCAACGTCGATAATCCTAAAAGTGCTGTGAATTTTGGATATTTCATATTTTAAAAAATTTCTAATGCTGTGTCAATACTTGCGAGCTCGTCAACTAAACCGATTTCTAACGCCTGCTGTGGAGAATAAACTTCACCTTCGAAAAACTTACCGTCATCTTTCAGTTGATCACCGTAAAACCTTTTAATGTCATTCGTGAAAACTGCATTAAATTCTTTTGCTGAATCTTCAAAAGGTTTATCATTGTTGTTTTCAGACATTTGTCTCCATGCAAAATTCTTAAGAGAAGAATCCGGAGCGTAGATATCCTTAATTACTGCACCAAGCTTTGTGAAAATACCCTCGTAATTGGAATAGGGAATGTAAACTCCTTTTGATCCGATTTTGTTAGCATACGGACTCATTACTTTTCTTTTGCAAGCTGCAAATAAATATAGTGCAGCCGAACAAACAGTTCCGTTTGAATAACCGATGGTTGGAGTCTGCATATTAAAAATAAAATCTGCTAATTCTGGAGTTCCGTCACCCATTCCGCCACCGGAGTCGATGTTGAATAATACCCCGGAAACTCTTTCATCCATTTCCAGATGTTTGCAGATGTTTAGAATTGTTTGCGTTCCGGTATAGTACCAATCAGAATATTTGATGATTGGCCCGATGATATTGATCACAACCGGAAACTGAGTTGCCCCTTTGTTGACCATCATCGTCATGTGTGCATTGATCTGCTCAGTAAATTTTTGATTGATCTTTTCTGAGCTTTCAAATGAATTGGTCTTAAAACCCAAAACCAATGATGATAAAACAGACATTAAGTACGTCTGATCTATCATCATTGGCTGGTTCAGATATTGGTTGATTCCGTGCATCGTATTGATTTCACGGACAAAACTATATGATTGTTGGAATGAAGAAAAGGACTTTGAATTTCGGTACTATTTTGTAAACTTTGGGCTCGATGACCGTTTCACCGTAAACTCGAAGCGAAAAAGAATCGCTTCCTGAACCGTCATCACTCATGTTATCGTTTATTGTAATGCTGAGTGGAAACTTATCGTTTCCGAGCATCATCATTTCCGTATTGGAAACGAGAATAACAGCAAATTTATTGAAGCGATTAAGATCTTCGTACCATTGTTCGCGATTTTGCACAGTAAGATCTACAAGACTCATTGTAATATCTGGTGCATAAGAGATATTTGCTGCAACTATTTCCGTCGGTATACTTCGGGAAGCATCACCTGGAACGACGCAGAATTTATAAAGTGCATCTTCTGGATTAGGAAATTTACTTTTCAGATTGTCGATATAAGAGATCTTTGATTTATCGAAAACTAAAATACCTTTCAACTCACGAAAGAAACTTTCTGGTATGTTTGTAAAGTTTTGCATTTTTTGGATTTTTTGGCGAAGTAAAATTTATAAATAAAGTTTTTCCATCATGGTAAACTTTTTCCGGTCAAAATCTTTGATGATCGTGTCGAATGACAAATCATCTTCTGTAATATCGAAAGAATCTAAAAAATAGTTGATAGAAACTCTATACTCAATTTCACATAGAGTTTTATTTAAAATCGCCAGATTATACATTTCCTCCCTGAAGATTTTCTCTACCATATTATTGATTGAAATCTCCTGTTTTTCGGTAAGCGATATCCCATTTTTTTCAGCTTGATTTTCTGAAATAAAAACTGTGAAAAAGGAAGGGTTATCTGATATTCTTTTCGGAGTTATTTTAAAATTTTTATTCGATTTGTATATGAGGAAATTATAAATCATGATACCAAACCAATCATCTGTTGAAAGATGATATTCTTTTCCTAATTTTATTTCCAGATATTTTTTTACAGCTGGATTTACGGGGATTTCTATCGATGGTTTCATGAGAAATTTTTTAATGCTGATTCTGTGAGTTCGAAATCCATCTCATAAGCTCTATTTATGTGTTGAACATCTTCAATTGTTCGATGAGTCCAAGAAATCCAAACCTCTCTTTTACCTATTTTCACAATATAATAATCTTCTACAGGTTTAACGTTTGCATCTTTAAACAAAACCTTTTCTTTTGCTTCTTGAAATTTAATATCTCTATATTTTCCTGATTCAGTAAAGTTTTGCCAATTTGTGGAATTAGGTTCGTTGAAAACATTTCCATTTTCATCCGTTGGTACAAACATTCCCAACGTTAAAGGCTGTTTTAGGAAATCAGAGTAATTGAAAACTTTATCAAAATAATTTTTGGTTTCTTTAAAATTTAAATCGCCTTTTGATGTCATTTCATCTCTAAGATTTTCCACAAAATCTGTCATTGATATTAATTTTTTCATTTTTTATTCTATTTTTTTTAAAACTTTTTCGAAAACAAAAGCGTACTGGCTTGGATGCATTTTTTTGTATTTTACACCCACTTTTGTCTGTACATATTCATCAATCTCATCCCATGTTTTCGGTAGGTAATGTTTCTTGATTTGTGCTATATTTTTATCATTATACAAATCTCCAAAATACAGCGCACCAACCAAACGACCGCACGCATACACGCCGAAAACATACTGCACCGTTTCTTCACCATAAAGTTCTAGCACTTCCATGCCTTGGAAAAACTCACAGAAAGGCAAAGGCGAAAAACCAATTCCTTTTTGCTCTGCCTCTTTAAATAGCGGATGATCGCCGTCTGCGGGAAGGATGTTGTGTTTTGGGAACATTGTTAGGTTAATTTCATTTTGAATTTTTCCTCTTCGAAGTACCTTCCTAATCTGAATAGATCTCTTTCAAGAAGGTGTCTTGTGTAAAATTTTGTTTCTCCAGCAGGATTATCAGATTTTTCACACTGATCAACTCTGATAAACCGAACGTATGCTCTATAAGCAGCTTTTTCAAATGCAGGATAAAATTTGTCTTCGATGTGAAGCATGACACATCTTTCTTCAGACCCTCTAAATTGTTCTACAGTTAATGGATAGCCTTCACTGTCTTTTAGTTTTAATTTACTCATGTATTTTAAATTTTAAATTGTTTTTATTCTACAAGTGGTAAAATCTTCGTCTACATTTTCTACATTTTCTACAAACACTTAAAAACCTTTATTTACAGTACTTTACAGTATTGAAAATTTATATTCTATTTTATGTTTGTAGAAATTTGTAGAAATATATTTTTAAGTTTCTACAACTTTCTACAATTTCTACAACTACTTCTACATACTAAATCCTTTATTTATAATACTTTAAACCCTTGTAGAAATTGTAGACGAAAAAAAATAGGGTTGTCAGCGTTTTTTATCTTAAAGGCTTTAAAAAAAAATGCTTTAACGAGCGGCGAAAGGCACCAAATCATCATCTTCTTCCTCGTCATCAAAAAGTGTATGGTCTTTTTCTTCGTTTTTATTTGCTTTATCTTTATTACCATCGCCAAACAAAGTGTCCTGATTCAGCTGTACATTTACCTGATGCATCAAATCGCCGTGTATTGCTCCTAATTTTGAAAGATCAACAGAAAATGCAGATGTTGGCGTTCCTGTTTTATCTACCCGGGCTTTCACACCTTCAGCAATGAATGAAGAATCTTCTTTTAATATCTCCTTCATCTTCCGCTGATCCGGAGCGGCTTCGCTATATTGAGCGATCCACATTCTCTGGATCTTCATAAAAGCAGTTTTAAAATTGAAAAGCAACGTTGCACCGTCGATTCTTATATCAACATTCACAATCAATCTATCGGTCACATTACCTCTCATACACATAATGAAGCAATCCCAGAATTTGATGAATGGTGATGCAGATGCCAGTTTTCTTTTTTGGTTATCGACCATCGATGCAAAGTGTCTGATGATTTCACTTTGTCCGAATGGGAAGAAGTTTTCTTTCTCAAACATTTTGTAAATGCTGAGAATTACCGATAGATTGGAAATAATTCTTGATGTTGTGTCTTTGAAAGCATCGAGATCATTCAGAAGATTGACATTGCTTCTGAAGGTTTCCAGAAAGTTTTCTTCGAAATAGGATCTTTTGTTGATAAAATAATCAGAGATTCCGGAGATTCCTTTTTTGATGACATCTTTTAGTTTGTTGTATTCTATTTTTGCTTCTTCGTCAAATTCCTGTACTTTCATTTCTTCCCACAAACAACGGGTGATCAAAGCTTCAGCATCGGGATAGTCGTTTCCTGTTAAGATAGTTGATGATAAAATCGGAATTTCATCGGTCGCTACTCTCGATTCTATGGAACCACGCTTGTAACCACGTCTGTCCCAAAGTCCTTTCAAAACACCGTCAAGCTGTGGATTTCCTCTTTTGTATTCAGAAAGCTGAGAAATACCATTGTTGAACTGCGAAAATTCCCTGATCTGTGCTTTAATAGTTGATGCTCCACCTTCCAACTGAATCGCGGTCTGTGGAACGCCTAAAAGTGACTGAATAGCTTCTGCCAAATTATCTTTACCTGTAGATGCGGGACCGAAGTAAAAAAGTATCGGAAAAAAGCCCGTGTAATGCACCACGATATCCTGAAACAAAGAAGCAACTCCAAAAAGCATTCCTGTAATGGCATGCTCACGGTGCACTTTGTAAACTTGATTAAAATAATTAGCTGCGGATATTTCAGAAGGTGTCGATTTAAATTTCTTCTGTGGACCGAAAGCGAACATGTTTTTCTCATAGTTCTTATTGGCGGAAGGAATATAATAGCTTTCACCATCGTATTTAAAAAGTCCTTCTTTATTAAGAATTTCTTCTCGCACACCTGGAATAATGACTTTGTTGTTAAAAACCCAGAAGCCTTCCGGTTGCCAGCCAAGAATGTCTATCTTTCGGCCGTTTCCCATTTTATCGAAAAGATATTTCAGTAAATTCTCGTGATTGGCGGCTGAACCGGAAAAAAAGAAATTTCCGAAAGCGGTAACTACATTTTTGAATGACTGCAAAGTATTGATCAGATCTGATTTTACATCAAAAATCTTTTCAATGCCGTGGATATTACATACTTTGATTAGTTTCATCGGAAACTTTTCATCCTGCATGTGCTGTACGATTTCGATATTGAAATTTGAAATTTCATTAAAATAATACGGCTCGCTCGAACCTACTTTTGCAAAAATTCTGTTGTCACTCTGGAAGATTCCGTATTCTTTGATATCTTTCAAGACGTCTTTCAATTCACAGGTCACATATTCCGGAAGCACAAATGAATATTCGTCTACCCAGCTTGTTTTTACGTTTTTTGTTTTTTGATCTTCTTCAATAGCTTTGATGGTATCATTGATGTCTTTTTCCGAAACATCGCCTTTGTAAGAATCTGATATATATTTAATGTAAAAATTTCGGTCAACACTTGTTTCGATGAGCATCATGTTTTTCACAATGTATTCAACGAAATTCTTTTTGATTTGCGGTGTAAGAATGATTTTCTTTTTTGCATCGGGCAGAATATCTTTTGTCAGCTCAGCATATTTATTTTTAATCAAAAAAATAACGGCATCCTGCATGAGTGCAGAAATGTAGGAAATAGAATCTTTTCCCATCTTCTGGCCGATAGTGTCGGGATCTTCACCTACATTTTCAGGAACGATGATATCGACCATAAGACCGTTTTTCAGAAGAAGTTCGATATCTCTTTTCGCTGCTTTTTGACCGGCTTCGTTTTCGTCGCTGTCGCGGAAGATTACTACTTTATTGGTTTGTTTTTTAAGAAGCGAAATCTGTTCTGCAGACAAAGCTGTTCCCATCGTCGCAACGGTATTGTTGAAGCCAACCTGATGCATTCTCATGACATCTGTAGAACCTTCTACTAAAATGGCATATCCGAAAAAACGAATACCTTCTTTTGCCAGGTTAAATCCGTAGAGTGTATTTTTTTTATGGAAGATCGGCGATTCTATTGAATTGAGATATTTTGGACTTTTTTTGTCCAAATTCTCAGGATTTAACCTACCGGAAAACCCAACCGGAAAGGCTCTGTGATTATAAACTGGAAAAATTATTCTGTCTCGAAAAAAATCATAATGATTGGCTTCGTTGCTTTCATTTTGTTTTACGATGCCGAGCTCGAGAGCATCCTGAAGCAAACCTTCATTTTTTAAAATTGGAGTGAGGCGATTACCTTCAAAAGCAAAACCAATATCGAAATGCTCCAGAGTTTCTTCACTAAAACCTCGGGTCTGTATCATGTAGACTTTTGCCCAATGTTCTGAAGCTAGGTTTTTGAAGTTTTTGATGTACGAATTGTTCGTCTTATTGACTATGGTTTGCAGGATCTCGTTTTTCTCACGCTTTTCTTTTGCATCTTTGGTTTCTTCTTCATAAGAAACAATGATATTGAGCTCCTGAGCGGCTTTCATTATAGCAGCACGAAAATCCAGATTTTCTTTTTCTCTGATAAAGGAAATTAAATCTTTACCTGACTTTCCTGTTGAGAAACATTTCCAAATCGATTTTGCATCAGAAACGACAAAGCTTCCCGTTTTTTCGTCTGAAAATGGCGATATACCTTTTTGTACGGCACCTGCTTTTTTAAGTTCCACAAAACCTCTGAACGCCGATGAAAGTGGTACGTCCTGAATTGCGTTGATTGTATTTTGGGATATTTTTGACATGGTTATTCGCAAATATTGTAATGTGATCTACATTTGAATACCGGATCTGATATAAACATATCAGGCGTAGCGGTTTTATCATTGATGTATCTCTCAACATCGCCCATTGTAGGATATGATTTACCTTTTTTGTCTACTTTACTATGATACCTTTTTGGTATTTTATCTGGTGGAAAAAATGAGGAATTGGCTTTTAATTCGGCATATTTTACTTTGATTATAGTTAAAGGGGATTCTTTTACGGTAAGTGTAATACTTGGAATATCTTCCATTATACAAGGGTCACATCCAACCCGTTTATAGCCTCTTTTATATCTCGGATTAATGTCATAACCACGATTTAAAGAATAGTATATAACTTCATCACCTGTCATATGAAAGCATGGTCTAATTACGCTGTCATCGTACTTTTCACACCATTTAAAAACATCTTTCTTTCTGTAAGTGTAATATTTAGGATCATCTTTACCAATTAATAACCGATCTTGAGCCTTCTTTAATTTTTTCTTTTGATTGAGAGATACCGGAGGATTATCTGCAAATGATTCTACGATCATTGTGTTAGTTTGGTATGGTTCAAAATAGTATTTGAAATATCTGCATTCTGCTTCCATCTTTGACCGTTTTGCGCTTTCATCAGCCCTGATACCATCAACTACAATTATGTGATCTTCCAGTGTTAAAATATAATCAATCATAGGAAATATCTTTAATTCTTCAGTACAGAAACGAGCGGTAGTTGAAGGAAAACGACCTCTTTTAACAGCTAAATCAACCATGCCATCATATTTTTTAGATGTCAATACCTTGAAATTAATACCAAGCTTTTGAGTAAAGTAATCGATATGTAAGTATGTTTCATCAGCTTCCCATTTGACATCACAGAAAACGCCAATTAGACTTTTTAAGCCAAATTTATTTTCTGCCCAAAGAGTAGCAGCTTGACTGTCCTTACCTCCGGAGATTGGTGTTAATACTATCATAAATTATAATCCACATTAAAAATTAAAACCCCTCTCGATTTGCTTTCGAGTTTCCAGTGATCTGGGAAATTGTGAAGCGTAGTGATGCCGGGTTTTTGGATGTATTTTATTTTTTTTTCTATAATGATCACTTCGCCAAGCTTCATCAGTCTGTTGATGTTCTGATAATCGATAAGTTTTAAAAAGAATAGCGCTTCACCAGGAAAGATCAGTCCGTTTTTTTCTTTGATGAACTGCAAGCTCAGCATGTTTCTGCGGTAGCGTGTAGACATCGATGAAAGTTCCTGTTGAATTTTTAGATTAAAAAGCCGTGAAGAGATGTATTTATCTTTCCGAAAAACTTCTTTGCAGAATTTTACGAGCTTTTTGTATTGCCTGGCGTTGATGCGTTTCATTCTATTCTTTTTCAGAATCGTTTATAAATTTTACATACACATTCGTAATATCGTGCTCTAAGGCATCCAAAGCCAAAAGTGAAATTCCGATAACCTGTAATTCATGAGCAACCGTAGAATGAATGTTGAATGTTTCAATGAGTTTTTCAGACCATTCACGGAAATTTGCTTTCGGGTTTTTATTCATGTTTTCAACGAAGCTTTCAGAAAATCTAAGTTTTGATTTTAAAACTTGTCTTTCTAAGAATTCCGTAGATTCTGCATCTGAAAATGCTTTTTGAATATGTTCTTTTAAATTTTTAATTTGCTGAGACATTGGGAATGTATTTTAGGATTAAATAAAAAATGAATACGGCTGTTAAAATCCACCAGCAAACCGCTAGTGTCATTTCTGAGAATTGTTTTTTCATGATTATTTAATATTTTTAGATTTACAACTTGGGCATCGGTCGTGGTGAAGTTCTTTCCTGATATCGAAATGGTCACCGCAATCAAAGCACGTTTTCCAAATCTCATGATTATGGGTTTTAAAAAACTGGGCAATACTCAATTTAGGATTTGGCTTTTTGGAGTAGTTTTCTACAAAAGCACGAACTTCGGGAGTCATTATTGCGTATTAAAATGGTAAATCATCATCGTCATCACCTGTAACTACTTTTTCAACATCTTCCTGCGTAGCTTCAGCATTCTTCACAGTTTGGTATTTTAAATTCCCTATGTAAAAAGTGTTTTTAACTCCGTTTTCAAAAGCTTCTTTTTTTAATGAAGCCTGTATCGCAGCATTGTTGTTAAATTGATCTGCTTCTTCGTGAACCCAGAGGTTGACATCTACAAAGATTTTCTCACCATCTTTAGTCTGTACTTTTTGCATTTTTACATGTCCGGACATCATTGCAGCTTTTAGATCGGTATAATTGATCTGTCCGTAAAATGAAAGTGGTTTTTTTGACATAATATTTGAAATTTAAATTGTTTTGATAAAAAACCCGACCGACATTGTCAGTCGGGTAAAAAACTAGTAACCATGAAAACTCATTAGACATGAGTATTGTAGAGAAGAAGGGAGTCGAACCCTTGTTTTTGTGGTCTATTCTTACCAAAACTCTACTTATTGTACTTTTCAAGTTCGTTGAGAATTTCCTTTCACTCAGCGAGACCGCTCACGCTTCCCTCTAAAAAAGCAGTTTCCAAATTTTACCGTGGAAACTGCCCACCAAATCAAAAAAATAATATGAAAGCACTTCAAACTTCTGCGCTGATTAAGATTTTTGCTTTATGAGACAATAATGATTAACACAATTAATATTATCGAAGAATAAAATCTCTTTCGTGAAGTGCTGTTTTATCTTTTAATCAGCCAGTTTTTGTACAACTCGACTGACGGTTTATGAAATCTCGACTGATTACCTTTGCCCTTGCTTCCTTCATAGGTTTTTCGAAGTGGACAATCGTATTTTTTTAAATCAGCCCTTATTTTTTCAGTACTGATTTCTACATATGCAGCAACTTCCGCCAACGTTGGTTCTGCGATATCTATCCACTCAAGATTTCTCATGAATTTTTCGTAGAGTTCAACGGGAACCATTTTGTAACCTTCTGGGATAGTCAACATATCTTAGTTTTTTAGTATTCAAATATTTCAACATCTTTAAAACCCTCTTTTCGCAAATAATCAACAATTGCGATATTTTGTTTCGCAGTTTTATATCTTCTTTCCAGTTGCTTTTGTAAAGCATAGGGTTTAACTTCTACGACATCTTTATTGTTGATTAGAAGATAAACAGCTGCAAAATGTCTCGGAGTGGATAAAATAAGGTCGAGAAGTTCATTTTTAATGTTCATTTTCTTTATCTTTGTATACAAATTGTATATTATTTCTATACAAATATAGTTCACATTTGCGAATATTTAAATAAAAATTAACGCAAATGCGTTAATTTAAATGTAAGAAATTGATTATCAATCTAATAAAATTACGCAATTGAGAACATTCTGATATGAATATAGACGGTAATAAAATTTTAGCTATTCGAAATACTTTGAAATTAACTCAAAAAGATATGGCTAGAAAGATGGGTATAGCTTTTCAGACTTTATCTGCTGTAGAAAATGGAAGAGAAATTCCAGATAGTAAGCAGAGGTTTTATGAATTAGCTTTGCGCGAAGTTCTTTCAGATTATCCAAAAGAAGATGTCCTAAACGATATTACTGCTGAATATCTCAAAAGCGAACCACTAATCTCTGAGAAAGAATTACTATTAGAAATTTTTTCTGAACTCAAGGAAATTAGTAAAAAGAATGAGCAATTGAAGGAAACAATGACTCAGATGCAGAAAGATAGTGTAGAAGATAAAAAGAAAAATGACCTTCTGCGTAAACAATTGCAGTTGGCCATTAATGTTTTAAGAGATTTAGATATTGAATTATTAGAGCGAGAAAAATCAACTGGTACAAAACATAATATTGGTAAGGTTGAATAAATCTATATTTTCGTAATTCTTAATATCAATTTTCGGTAATTCTGCTTTCTCAAGCTTTTTTATATATTCTTCCGTTTTATCAATCAAAAGGTACATTATACTTCTATACTCCTTATGAGTTATGATTTTTGTTTCAAGCTGTTTATCAGCAATCAACATCATTTTGTCGATTTCTTCTAAAAACTGGTGATGTAATGTTTTATTTTTCGTCATATTGTGATTGGTATGTTCTTAATAGTCTGTCTTTTGCTTTTTCTTCACGATCTTTAGCATCATAATGTTTTATTGTCCGGTTTAAGATCCAATAAACAGGTACAACAGTGCCTAATATAAGTAAACGATACCACCAAAACTGAAATATTTTAAAATCAAGAACTAAGATTAAATTACCTATAATCATGTTCATGTAAGCATATAAAGGAACAATATATGCAAGTTTAAAAGGTTTCATTCGTGAAGCAAACATTATAATAATCGCTGAAAAAGGTATTGCCATTGCATATACAAAGTTTCTAAACGCGCCAAACGCTGGGACTTCAAAATCTAGCTTAATAAATAATTCAATTATATTTTCAGTGTAAAGCAATAATCCTGATATAATAAGGAAAATAGTAGCTTTATTTTTATTGTAAAACTTGTAAGTGGATGAATTTTTAATTTTTGAAAAAAAAGCAGAAGCAGCTGATTTGCTTCTGCTAAATATTTTAAATAAAAAATTATTTTGGTGGCGTAACGACAATTGGGCCGATTCCTGTGTCGCTTCCTGGAAGTGATGGTCCTGATGGGAGAGAGTCTCTTGATTCAGTTTTTGGTTTTTCATTGTTTATTAATTTTTCAGGAAAAAAATCATCCTGAACGTTTTCAATGTCGTTATTTCTGCACGACGACAAAAGTAAAATCGCAGCTACTGCGAAAAATAGTTTTTTCATTTTTAGTAAATTAAGTTGTTATTAACTAAAAGCAAAATAACGTTTCTTTGAGTTTATCTCAAAGGACTTAACTTAATTCATTATGAAGTGGATAAAAATATAAAATTTCTTATTAAAATTCTCCGTGTTTTTACGGATTTATTAAGAACTTATTTCTTAAATAATTCAGATTTATTTCCGACAAATCTAAATATAATTTTTTAAATAATTGCTATCCAGTTTGTTGTGGGTTTATTTAGTTTCCTTGGTAAGGAAGAGGTCACGGGTTCAAGTCCCGTAGTTGGCTCACTTTTCATCCCGATTTCTTCGGGATTTTTTTATGACGTAAATTTTCTTAATGTCATTTTAAATAAACATCACTTTCAAAATTAAAGTGGATCAATCTCAAAACTTGGGGGCTAGGCAAAAAGTTTAGACAACCTGAACAGAAAAAATGCTTTATCCCGCACACCTCTTAATTGCAATCTGAAGTTTTTTATTTTCGCATTGAAAGACTC